AGACCTGTGTACCTGAAGACGTCACCACTGGAATCCACTACCACACCAGCATCAGCAAAACCAGATGTGCTATCGACATTGATTATGGTGGTATCTAGGCTACTGAACTTAGCAGTGTAGACATCGGTCTGAGCAATCTCCACATCGCTGTCAGTCGTGACTATGCTGCAAGTCTCGCCTGCTTTGGTTCCCCTCATGCTGGTAATCTTGACTTGACCAGTACCGTGGTCCGAGTTGGCTGTCGCTAGGAACTCGTTGTGAACTGCCACATTCGCTGTGCTACCCTCCAATGTGAATGCTGGGGAAAACTCAACTGCCGTCTTACTGACTCTATCTTCCTTGTTGATGAGGTCAGCGAGATTCTGGGCGGAGGTGACCTTGTCGAAGTCCGCTCTCCATTCCCCTGTGCCAGTTCCCATCGTAAGGACAGCAGCACTACCATTGCCGGGAGATAGCACTATCGAGCCAGACAAGGAACGGACGTCATTGGGTAGGGTGATGCGTGCCTCAGCCGCTCCTATCTCCCTATAGTCGCTACCCTGCCACAGTTCCAGCCTGAGTATCTGCTGCACGTTTCTGAAGAGGAGAGGAGTCGTACCCACGTAATCGGTGTAGTACCTTCTCCTGTACGGCTTGTAGGTATCGAAGTTGATGTACTCAGCAGTGACTAGATAGGGCCTCCAAGCGTTGTGGGTGTACTTGTCTATCTTGTCTTGCATTCTTCTTATGATTGCGTCCACCTTACTCTTGGTGATTCCGTGCTTCTTACCAAAGCCATCCGTGAAGGACGCTTGGTTCTGCACGTAGCCGTTGTCCGCTATCTCATAGAGACCGGGGTTGATGTCCCCTGTAAATGACAGTTTCACACCACCTGCTGTGGAGGTAGTGCTAGTGATGGTGCGCTCCAACCCCATGGGGTCAGCATCGCTGTAGATTAGAATGGTGTCGCCAGTAGAGAACCCTATGTTCCTGAAGTCAGTACCAGTGACGAACACCCCAGTGGTCTCTGCGTTAGCGGACATCAGCACCGCTTCCTGCGGTCCTATCTCAAGCAGGTCTGCTACCTTCTGCGCTGTGGTGTATACCGTTGCCGTCGGGTCTAACGGCCTTGTCTCAGGCTCACCGGGGCTAAACACTTGCGGCATATCATACAACTCAACTAGAATTCAAATAAGGTTTTCTGGCCATCAGGCATCTCAGGCTTACCACCCTCTGCTGGAGGTAGCACCGTGCGCCTTCTTGGGTCCGGCGGTGCCTGTTCTGGTTCTGCTTCCTCCATCATGTCATCAGGATGGGGAATATTGTCGAGGAGTTGCAGACCATACATCTCTGGGTCTCGCACTGCGTTTCTCATCAATAGGTCCCTGTGGGGGATTCGTGCATCCCCCTCCATCAGTTTAGTGGTTGGATGCCTGTTAGCCCACTGCTGTAGTCTCATATGCTTGTCAGAGCCTATAGGTAGAACTCTCTGTCTGTGGAAGGGCCTAGCCTTGAGTATGCTCCATGCCTCATCGAATGCATCCATGCTCTAGTCCTCCCTCTTCCCCATGTTGTACTCCATGGGCTTGCGACACGTACTACAATTCTCAACCCATAGGAAGTGAAGCATGCCACAGTGGACACACCTTGTGCCGGAGCCTATGTCCAGTATGTCTCCTATCTCGACGTTACGAGTCCTTTGGCTTTTGGTGACACCCTTCAATGGGTGCTCCTTGTCTAGAACCACGCCGTCATTGTAATGGGAGTCGATTCTCACGTTCTGCTTCTGAGCCCGTGAGATGCTTTCCTCATCCAATGATACTACGTCAAACCCCATCAGGTTCACCTTGTGACTACCAGATATACGTTACCAAGAACTGTAATCGGCTCCACAGATATGAAGGTGGTTCCTTCTGCTTCCATATCAGTGTAGAGTCTCTTGTTTAGAGAATTAGCCGTGAAGCCAGTACCGTTGCTCCAATTGCCGTCTTCAGCACCAAGGGTGCTAAACTCCTTTGGGGAGTAAGGTCCGTAAACTACTACGCTTCCCATTCTAGGTCACCGCCTTAATTGCGGTCACCAAGTGCCATGAACTTGTGCTCTTCTGCGTTTGTCAGTGTTAGAATCACTTTCAAATCAGTCGTTATGCACGAAGCGGTAGGGTCTGTCACAACGCTAGCCTTCACTGGAGTTATACTAAACGAGTCTATACTCGATAGAAATCCACTGAAATCAATCGTCTGAGCGGTACTGTCAGACGTGAAACTGCCTGTTACCATCATCTTATTCCCTATCACTGTAGGTCTGCTGTCAAAATTTACTGTTGCCATGTTTTATCACTCCGTTAGTGTCTCTTCTGCTGCTTCGGGGGCCGTCTCTTCTACCTCTACGACCTCTTCTACAGGATTGAGAGAATCTCTTACCATATCAAGTAATCGGCTCTTGGTCTTATATCCCGCGCCGATGGTTACATCATTGTCCTTCATCCAAGCCTTGATGTCCGCTATCCTCCAACCCTCGTCGGGGATACCGTCACCACCAGCATCGACTGTCTTGCCCTCGTAACCCTCAAGCCTGAAGTGCTTGGGGTTGAATGGGCCTAGTCTGTCTACGAAGTCCGTTGAGACTTCAACTGGTTGGCTACGGTGTAGGGTACCCAACTCCTTGATAGGAGTCTGGCCCCAAGGTCCCAAGTACGTCAAGGTAGGCAAAAAGCCCACCTCAAGCGACTATCATCATGAAGCCGCACATGGTGTTAGAACCAGTGCTGCCTTCTGCAATCATAGTGAGGGTGCTGTCACCGCTAGTGAAGCCGTCATACCCTAGAGACTGACCCGCTGTTCCGTTGGTACCAACCACGCATGCTATAATCTTGCTAGCATCTCCACCGATAGTGAACACGTTGTTGTTCTCTGTCAGTGTGAATCGTCCGACTACTAGTTTCAGTCCAGCCGTTGCGTTTCCATCCGAGTTGCTTGCTGCGAACTCATCAGTTCCACCACCGGGGTACTGTGAACCGAATCCCTTCAACCACTCGGTGTCCCCTACTGGGGTACCTGCGTAAAGGTCCAATTCCAAATCTACCGTTGCTACTCCGTTGCTTCCTGTTGTTAGTGTTAATGTCACTGCCATATTTTTTCACCTCTTTTCTCCTATTATCTCCGTCCTCACTTGAGGTCCCTCACGCTGCCCTGTGCTCCGAAGAAAGTGGTCCAAATCTCGCCCATACTTCGGTAGAGTCCCTCTTGGCCCAGCCTGTTGATGGCGAACGGGTCACCAGTCTCGATACCGGACTCAAAGTACTGAGTAGGAATCGCTGTGCTGAAGTATAGGTAGTCAGTGTCAAGGAAGTACAACTTGGAAAGACCGTCTGCGTTAGATGGTCCACCCTTGGTGACGTCCTTGGATGGGATGATTGGCACGCCGTTGTAAGTTGCGACGATGAACCCTGCTTCCATACCGGGCACACCCTTCACACCGTTGTACGTTGGAGTGACTCTCTTCTCTTCCATGAACCTCTGCTGGGACTGTAGCAGTTGCTGTAGTCTCATCAGAGTGTCGTATCCAGTCAGGACGACCTTCGGGTTACCACCGCGAATCCAGAGTTTCTGGAACATCTCATCGAGATGGTCTAGGCTCATGGTTCGCTGAGTAGCAGCCAGAGCGTCGCTTGCGCAAGATACCTCTGCGTCTGCCCAACTGTTAGCGGAAGCGCTCCTGTCAATCGAGTAGATGTCTAGGTCACCAGCAGAGCAGTGTGCGTTGCTGCTGAGTTCTAGGTCTGCGTTGGATGCAGTCACCCTGTCTAGCGACTCAAAGTTGTTAGATGCTGGGGTGTCGACGTCCGTTAGGAGCATCTTGTTAATCATCTCAGCGTGGTGCTTCCCCATCTCCTCTTTAAGGACGGAGCGAATGTCGCCCATTCCGTCGTCCTTGTCAGCAAGGAAGATTGCAGTCTCCGACATGTCGAAGGTGTGAGCAATCGTCTTGGGCTTTGCAGCCACGTGCTGGAAGGTAGGCCTCTGGGTGTCAGGCAGGGTTGCGTTCTCAGCAACACCGCCACCGGCTACCTCTGAAGGCTTAGCCGTGATGACTCTCCATCCGGACCTGTCCCAAGGCTTCTTTGGTAGGATGCTGAAAGCGTTGAACTCTTGGTTCAGTTGCGACCAGACTTTCCTGCCGTAGATTGCTTGGTAGGTACCACCAGTGGTCGACAGCATTGGGCTGTCGGCCTTGAGCAACTCGCTACCGGAGTAGGAGTATCCCATTGCGTTTCCAGCGCCGTAGTAGTAGCGCTCCATGTCAGTTATTGTTCGTACGTAATCTCTTGCCATATTCAGTTACCCCCCTCAAATACTCTGCCAGCGAGTTGGTGAACTTCGTCCCAACTCATCTTGGCCATGTCTTCTGTCGAAGGAACGTCTACTGATGGTGCTTCTGACTTGGCGATGGTCTCGCCAGCCTCGGCAGGTGCGGCTATGCTGTCAATCCTCTCGCTGAGAGCAGCGAGGGACTTCTCGATGTTAGCCAGAGGGCTTCGTGCGTCGAATGCTTGGGCCTCAGCCTTTGCAATCTCCTGCTCCCTCTCTGCTGCGTAGCGTGAGGAGAAGTCGTGCTCTAGGCTTCCCCTGAACTCTTCCTCAAGGGCAGCGGCCTTGTAGACCTCGTATGCTGCCTCGATGTCAGCCTCGCTGACGTCAGTGGGAGCGAGGTACTCGCTCTTGGTGACCTTAGCGGGGTTAGCAGATGGCTTTCCACCCTCCTGCTGCCTGTTCTTGGTCTGCCCGTGCCTCTGAGTGGCATAGGACTCCAACTCTTTGGGGGTGGACCCCAAGTTGGCCTTCTCAAAGTGGTCGCGTGCTGCACCTGTGTCGACACCTGCGCTCTTTAGGGTGTCTTCCATCCAGTTCAGGTACTCAGCAGTGATGACATCAGAGTACTCGGACTTCTCGACGCCATCTTCTGCGACGTCCTCAGACTTGTCTTTCTTGTCCTTGTCTTTCTTGTCCTCTTTCTTGTCATCCTTTCCGTCCATCTTCATGTCGTAGTTTCCTTTTTCAAGGTCGTCCTCGACTGGAGCAGCGGCCTTCTCCATAGTTTCTAGCCTGCTCTCAAGTCGCTCTAGGACCGACCCCATCTGGTTCATTACATCTTCTTCTGTCATTTTCTTCACCTTTTCTTTGTCTTCTTTTAATATCCTGAATGTTGCTTCTGGGTTTATTCCTTTTTCACAGATTGTGATTTCGTGTAGTTCTAGTTTGCTGATTTCTTGGTAGTCGCCGCGCTTGGGGTCAGATTTTCTTACTCGTTTGAATGCCTGTCCACCTATGCTGAATCCTCTCAGATTTCCTTTTCTGATTTCAGCAGCGACTTCCTTTGCTTTCTCGATGTCGTCACGCAGTTGTACTACAACAAACATCCCGACATCATCAACTTCGCTTTTCCACAACCTCCCTTCACTATCTGTATAACTAGGAACCACTTCACCCACTTGTATATTTGAATGCGCTAATTGCACGTTTCTGTACTTTGGGTCCTCCATAAATTTTCTGAAACCGTCTTTCAGTGCGTTGCCTGTAATTAAGTCTCCTTGTTTGTCAACCAATTCTACGCTTGCATATCCTGCCACGATGAGGTCATTCCCTGCCTTGAGGAGGGTGATGGTTTCATCATCAGGTCTGTGTAGTAGTCTCGATTGCACACTATCATCTCACTCATTGTCATACTATATGATGTCAGCGGATTCCCTCTTGCTCTTCTTTTTACCTCTTTTCGGGTAGTCCTCAGGGCTCTCCGGGTCCTCAGTTGGCCGTTTTTTCATATCGTAGTCTGGTAGGGACTGCTCGGAGTTCAGACTCGTCGGTCCTGTTGGCGTCTCTGAGCCGTCGGCCCCGAAATCGAAGCCAAAGCCACGTCCATGCATGTTGCTGTGGCCCTTCTCCAAGCGGTCTAGTATGGCCTCTATCAGCAGGAGGCCCTTGACTAATGTGGGCTTCATTATCTTCTCCTCGTCCTTAGCCTCTATCACACCAGCGCTTTGGTCTTCTATCTCCTTGGGAGTTCTACGCTTTATCTCGTTGTGCTCCTCCATCTTCTTCTCCTTGAGCATCTCATCGAATGCAGGTTGCCAGTAGGACTCTAGGCTCTTGGCTAGTTTGATGCTGTAGTCAGAACCAGAGAGGCTGCCCATAGCGCTGAAGGGGTTCACGGGACTCTATC